AGAACTGAGTTAAGTTCTTCACCACGTAGTTCACCTGAAGCAAGACCTTGAGATAGCTGTATCATGGCTGCATTTAAGCTTTCCGCAGAACCACCTGATACCTTAGCTGCATATTGGATAGATTCTACAGCGGCAATAATACTATCTGTATTGTAAGAGTCACCTAGGGTCATACCTAGTCGGTTAAACATGTCGATACTGTTCTGTACAGAAGTACCTGCTGACAGACTGATGTCATAAAGAGTATCTCTTACATAATCAAGTTCATCTGTTCTACCTGTAACTAGTGCTAGTCTATTTTCAAGATTAGTTACAGAATCACCTGCTTTAACAAAACTAGCAAAGCTAAAAGAAATACCTGCAAAGGCTGTAGCCGCAGCTACAAGTCCTTTAAAAGAAGAAATAGTGTTTTTTACATTGTTATCTAGTGAGACTATTGCACGGTTAATAGCCTCTACATTTTTTACTGAGTTCCTTGAATTGAAGGAACTTAGTTTATTCATATCTTTTTCAGTTACGCCTGCAGAGAAACCTAACTTAGCAAGTCCTTTATTAATCTTATCGATAGAAAGAAGTGCTTTGGAATCATCTGCATCAAAATGAAGTTGCACTGTCATTTTAATCCCCTTTAAAATAAAATAGCCCTAAGAAGATAAACTCCATAGGGCGATTTCATACTTTAAGTAAGTTATTGTTTATATTCTACAACTGGTCCCTTAGGAGAACCATAGTCTAGAACTGTTCTTTCGATAAAATTTGCAGGGGCTTGTTGGCTTGAACCTGCGTTTAGGTACTTAACGTAGTCTTTATCATTTTCTATCTCAAAAGAAAGTTTCTCTTTGTTTAAGTTTGTAATAGCCCAAGAATTAGCAGCTGCCCCCGTATCTACAGGAGTAACTTCTTTTAAGTCTTGGATAATTTGTTCAGCAACATCGTCAAGTTTATCTTTAATTTCGTTTCGAATTTGAGTCTTGAGTTTCGAAGAATCAAAGGTAATTCTAGTCTTTATCATTGCAATTCCTTTGTTACTTCTTGCTCTGTGAACCTATTTGAAAATCTTTCAAACAGTTTTTCAGCAAAGTTTTTAGCTGGTTTTTCTTCTTGTGCTTGTTGTCTAATAACTCTTAAAGAAGCAAAGAGATCTTCTGGATTAAGTTTACCACCACCCATACTCATAGCGACTACTGCAGCACGATTATCTTCTCTCCAACCTACAGGCCTTCTAGAAAAGTACTCTTGCCAACCTAGTATTTCACTATAAGGAAGATTATTTAATTCTGTTAACGTTAAACCTAAAAGATAAGCTAACTCATAAGAAGCTAGCTCTTCGTTTGTTAATCGTTTCCCTTTTCTTCCTCAGTATTTACCCCTGAGTAGGCTAGTACCTCTTTTACTAGTTTTGAGATTTCATCGAGAGGAAAAGAATCAATTTCTTCATCTGTAAGGTCAGAAGCACCTACAACACCTAGGCGTAGAACTTTACGTTGAATAGCAAGACCTTGTTCTGACTCAGGAAGAGTTTTTACTTCCCCATTGACAAAAGTCTGGAAATCTTTAACTTCTAGACCAGTAAGTTTTTTGATCTCAACAGCATCTTTTTTACCAAGGAAAGTAGTCTTTTTAGTTGGGGCCGAATAGCCAAGCATAGCACGCATATTAGTTATCTCCTAGAATATCTCTATTATTTTCGCGAATTGACTCAATCATAGAATTTAGTTTACCAAGATTAGCAAGAGTAGTCATTACTTCTTGCAGTTTATCTGGTTGCCCTTGAAATTCTGGTAGTCTTGCGATTGTTTTTTGTGTTGAAATAGCAATCGAAGACTGCATGTGTTTCAACGTTTCTTTGATTACATAATCATTTGAAAAAGGTTTGATCATTTTATACACTTATAAGAGGAGAAGCCCCCCGAAGGGGGCTAACTCAATTAGCCAACGGTATAAGGACCGTAGAAGTCAGACTGAATTGATAGAGCTACAGTTGCAGTCATCGCATCGTCACGAGCAGGAGTTACGAGTAGTGATTCGATCTTACCGACGAAATAGATAAGAGCGTTTGGAACAGTACCTGCAGTAGTCCCAGAAACGTTAGGTGCAGTACCTGTTGCAAGGTTTGGAGCCTTAGCAGTTAGCAGGGCTACTTGGAATACCTTTGCAGTACCATCAGCAACAGCGTCACCTAGCAGGCCAGTAGTAGCAAATACACCGTTACCACCAGTAGTCTTAGCCCATTCGCTAGGAACGAAGTTAATAGTTAGTTCTAGGTCAGGAGCATCTGACTGAGCACCAATTGACTGAGTTTGGGCTTGACCGTAAACAGGAACCTTGATGATGTTTGCAGGTGTACCTAGCGCTGGCATGTCGCGAATGTTCTTGATTTCGACATAGTTAGTAGTAGCGGTAAAGCAACCTTTAAGTAGAGTTTCAGTGTATGAAGCAGGAAGTGCTGACTTAGAAACAGCAATTGCTGAATACTGAGCAGCAGAAATAGAAGTAGGAAGTGCCATAGTTATTCTCCGAAATATGAAAAAGGAACAGAGTAATCTGCCCTAGAAAGGGTTGGGTCTTCTGGATCAGGACCAATAAATTGTAAAGAGCTTACGCTAGTTTGAATACCAAAGTTAAGTAGTTTATTTTGAAAAGTAATATCAAGAGACGAAGCAATAACAGAGGGTTGTTTCTGTCCTTTACCTGCAGGGTAATAGATACTTACTATAATGAGACCAGTAACTTGTTTGTTATCTCCAAAGGCAAATCGGTTTGCTTTTCCGTTTACAATGTTCAGTTTAAGAAAAGGAACAGAAGAGATCTGACCTTTATAATCTGCAGGGTAAACAGGCAAATTTGCTAGTAAGTTATTCTGTGGTAACGAATAAAAAGTACTAATGATTTCTTCAAACATTAGACACTCCTTACTGTTAGTTGTGTAATTCCAGTATACTCATTGATACTTTGAAAACGATAGGTTTTACCTTCGTAAGTAATAGTAGAGTATCTAGAACCATCTAAGTCTTTTGTTCTTACTACTAGTTCTTTAACTACATGTCTATCGCTATCTAAGACTGAACTAGTTTCAATAAACTCTATAGTGTAAAGAGATTCATCAGAAATTACTTCACCAGTATTAAAATCAAAACCTGTAGTACCTTCTTCAGTTAGTACTCCTAGCTTAACTAAGTCTCCTGCAGCACTGAAAGCTTGTTCTACCGCAGCTTCTACAGTTTGTGTTAGACTCATTTAGTTAGCCCTCCACCATCCTTGTGGACCTGAGTATCCTTGTGAGAAAATTAGAGGCTCAATAAGTTTTAGTACTTCAGAAGGAATAGTTGGAACTTTAGGAGAAGAGCTAGAAGCAGCATCTGTATTAGAAAGAGAGATAGGACCAATAGTGATTGAATCATAGGTTACATCATAACCTTTAACAACACTAGGATACTTCACTAAATGTAAGGCTAAATATGCTGTTGCTTTTGCAAGTCTCTTAGGTACGGTACCTTCGTCAATTGAAACGGTTAGTGATAGCGTAGGGTCGTAAAAGCTTGTTTTAGTTCTTGGCCAAGCAAGAGACTGAGACGACGAAACCGCCGTCCCAATCCATTCTTTTTGATCCAAAATACGAGTTGCATCAACTAGCGCCTGTTCTTGAACATCAGAGCTTGCAGCTTCCCAGTATGGGTTATCAGCAAGGTATTCATCAGCAGACTCTAGATAAGAGTTTTCAAATAGTATTAGCGCCATGATGCCTCCTCACGTTAAGGTGCTACTGCTACACAACGGCGAGCATAACGACGAAGAAGAGTCATAAGATGATCATCATTAGCTTCAAGTTTGAATTTAGTGATGAAAGCTTCTACGTCAGTAGCAATGCCAGTAGCAGTTGTTACATAAACTGGTTTTTCAGCCATGATACACCTATTAAGCGTGTAGGATGGGGAGAATACCTAGGTTTAGAGGATCCATTGTACGGGTCCAAGAACCAGCAGCACCTAGGGTTGTATTTGTAGCGAAAGCGTTAGTTGCACCAACCCAGTCATAGCCCATTGGATGAGCAACGAAGCCATAACGATACCAGATGTTGGTTGAACCACCACCAGCATAGCTAGCAGGGTTACGATCAACTTCAGTAGCGACAGGCATTGGGATTTCACGGAAAGCAACTGAACCGGGCTTCACGAGGAAGGTGGTTTTGGTTGATTGATCGTTAACGTTGGCTGAGGAAGCGAGGTTACCTTGAGCAGCACGGGTTAGTACTAGACGGAACTTACCACCAAAGATGGTTTGGAAGTCTAGGTTACCATCACGTACACGATCTTGGTCAATGAGGTTAGCTGCACGAAGGTCAGCAAGAACTTCAGGAGAAGTAACCATGTAGACAAAGTCTGGTTCGTAGTCTTTGAAGAACATACCCATTGCACGGAAGAGACGTTCACCACGAGCAGCACCAACTTCTGAAGAGTCAACTAGTTTACGAGCATCGCCAGCACCAGTAGCAGCAGCACCGAAAGCACCGTTAGCGTTGATATCAACGAAAGCACCAACTGAACCTGAAGGAACAGTATCGAAAGAGGTAATACCAGCGCCTAGAGCAACTTCAGAAGCAGCAACACCCTTCATGATTGAGAGAACAGCGTTATGTTCGTCTTGAGCGCGTGACTGAGCAAAGTTACGAGCGAAGAAAGCAAGGCCGTCCTGCTGTGAGATAATGCGCTGTAGGTTAACCTGTTCAGCACCGATAGTACGAGCATTCTTAACATAGTTCGCAATGTCGGTTGAGATAGTTGAGTAAGTACCATCAGTGGCTGAAGTTAGCGATGCATTGTTGATGGTAGCAGATAGTGGTTTGTACCAACGTAGCTGACCAGCAAAACCTTCACCGTTAGGGTCTAGTTCGGTGGAAGCTGCAACCATACCAGTTGAGTTAATACGCTTTTCTTCAGTCCAGCGCTCTTCAGCATAAGCAGAGATAGCTACTGCTACGTTCTGGAAGTTTAGATGATTAATTGCCATTTTGTTGTACCTTTTAGTTTATATAAGAATGACTTAGTAAGTCACTGTTCCTAGTTTACCTGATTCAGCTAAAGCAAGAAGTTCTTCAGTTGACATTCCAGAGAGAGACTTTGGACGTGATACTGAAGCTGAGTTCTTGTTAGAATTTGAACCAGCACCTGAGTTTTCTTTAGGTTTAAAGAGAAAATCCTTTTGAGGATCTTTAGCGAAAGCCTTGAGATAGTCTGTAATACTAGCTCCAGACCTGTGGACCCATGAACCGTCGTCATCTTGGACAAGCTCAGGGAGAATTGTTTTGAAAGCAGTTTCACGAGCGAAGTCGTTTCGGAAGTCGAGAGAGCTAAGGTGTTTCTCAAGCTCACGATCTCGAGTAATTGAAGTCAGCTTTTCCTGCAGGATCTTTTCGCGTTCTTCCATTTCAGCTAGTTTCAACTTAGCTGCTTCGTAATGTTTTCCTTCGTCTTCAAGCTGCTTACGCTGCTTTTCTTGTACGTCTGCTTTTAGGCGAGCATTTTCACGCGCCATTTCTTCAGCTTTTTTGTAGGCTTTGTCAACATTAGCCTTCATTGTCTTAAGCTCTTCAGCCACCATTTGTTTTAGTAGAGCTTGATGCTCTTCCTTCAGAGAGGCTTTCTTTTGAGAAAGGTCATCAGGGGTGGAGTTGTTATCATTGTCTTCGTTATCATCATTGACATCATTGTCGAGTTGATCAGCCATAGTTATATATTTTCCTTTTGCACAGCATTGTAATGAACTAGAAGGTACAACTTTAGTTCTTTAGTCTATGGTTTTGTTACATTGGCGAGGGACTAGAGAATCGAACTCTATCTTTGACTTTTGGAGAGTCACGTGCGACCAGTACACTAATCCGACATAGAGCGGTTGTTTAAAGTCCAACCGGACGACTATTGACACACCGTCAATTTTAGTAACCCTTCGGGGTGCGCTATATCATTAACAAGGTAAGAGTAAGAAGCGTGAAAGGTCTTGTTATCAAGCGGTCCACTTAGGCGAACTCGCGGGCTAAGCCCTATACACTTGATTTTAGTCTATTTAGCATTTGAAAATGAGTATGAACCGCATGACAATTCGCACACAATACTCTACATTTTCTAATTTCGTTTTTAACTTTAGAAATAGTATGCGTTTGCATACTTGACACTGCTAAATATTTTTTAGAGGGATCTAGATGATCTAAATGTAATGCTGCAAAATGACCTTTATAGCCACATTCTTCGCAGCCTTTCTTCATTTTATAACGTTTCACTAATTCAAGCATATAGTCTCTTCGTTTCTTTTGTACTGCGTAAGTACATGATTTACATTGAGAATAATAGCCTGATTTCTTTTTATTTTGTTTAAAAAATTCAGATAGGTCTTTTTCTATATTACAACAATTACACTTTTTCATTTCAACCAATAAGTAATTATTTCTTCTCTACAGGAGCTTTAACCACAGGTTTTTCAGCTTCTACTTCTAGAGAATCAGCAACAGATTTTAGTTTCTTCCATTGTGCTGAGTTAGGCCCTTCAACAGGGATACCAGCAGAAAATTCAGCAAACCATTCTTTGAATTCTTTTAGTTTCATTTTTTATACTTATACTCCGGGGGTTGGGAAGTGAAGAAACAGGAATTACACATAAGAATACCTTCTCTATGGTTCCATACTGTTGCTTCTACTAGTCTTCGTTTTTTACAAGAAGGACAAAGACAACCATGATACAATTCATAATCTTTAGTCATCTAGTCACCTCAGAAAAAGAAAGGAAAGTGAGGAAGGAGTAGAAACAGAACAATAAATTCCATTCCTACCCCAGGGATTCTCTCCCCCTCTTCTTTATAGCTAAGAGGTGGATTATGCCATTGCTTTCCGAACGCGAGCTACTACTTTACGAGCAGCTACACGAGCTTTAAGAACACCAACTTTAGCTTTGCTTACTAGACGGCGAGCGCCTACTTTAACGCGTAGAGCAGTTGTACCACCTAGCTTACGACGAGCAGCTTGTTGTGCTTTAGCAATGTTACGACGAGCAGCAGCGATTTGTGAAGAGGTCTTTGCACGAGCACGACCAACAGTGCCTACCTTACCTGCTACAGAACGTGAAGCACCTGATTTAGCTTTAGCACGACGACCAGCAGCTACTTTGCCAGAGGTTGAGCGAGCAGCGCCTGAACGAGCAGTTAGACCTGCTTTATCAAGAGCAGCTGCTGATTGTGGAGTCATACTCCTTTTGGGTTTTTTCATTTTACTCTCCTATTGAGTTAAAGCGTTTAACTGAGCCAGCCCTAAAACAAAGTAAGCTGACTCTCGAGTCATGTTACCTGATTTAACAAGCATTTCATCGTCTTTTGTTAAAACAATTAGTAGTAGCTCAGAAATGTTATCTTTCATTTCGTTAAGGTCATCGATGATCTCGTTAACCTCGCTTAATTCTTCAACATTATTTACTGGTTGTTTATTGAAAATATTAATAATTTTATCTGACATGTTGTACCTTATGGTCCCCAACCGTAGTAGTCATAGCCTGTACGCAATGGAGCAGTAATTTCTTCTGGTTTAAATTTTGGATCAAAGTAGCCAAGATCTTCAGCTTCTTTGAGATATTTAAAGTATAGCTCATCAGGTAATCCATCTTCACGAAGAGCATCAAGTGTTTTCTTCACTTTTGGATACTGAGCAAAACGTTTATAGATCTCCCTTACTTCAGCAAGTAGTGGATCAATTTCGTTAATATTTAGCGCAGCAGCGTCATGGATCGTTGAGGTGGGAATACCTACTTTACGACCCCACAGATGAATTTGTCTAACAACGCTAGCGTCGTCAGCGTGAGTGCCGTTAACTCCTAGACCTAGACGAACATCACCGACTTGACCTTTACCTAGTAGCTTACCGTCTTCAGCGGACATCTGGTAGATGTTGCGAACATAACGTCCTGACTGTGGATCATAGAAACGAATTTCTTGTTGTACTTTAGGTCGATAGTCTTGATAAAGTTTCTTACCGTCGAAAGTGACCCAAGGAATACGAACTTTCTTTGTAGCACGAGCATAGTCTTGACCTACACGCTTCCAAAAGTCAATGTAGTTATCTGTAACAGGAGCACATTCAGAGAGTTTTTCAGACATAATCGCAGCAATACGCTTGAAATGATCGGGACCAACTTGGGGACCTCTACGGTTACTATACTTGTAAACGAAGTCAGCAAGAGCAGGATGAATCTCAGCAGCTTCTGCTAGGAGAGCGTCAGACACCGCTTTATCAGGATTATTAGCAATTTCAAGGATTTCTTTCTTTAATGCTAAGAGGTCAGCTTGAGTATCTGTAGCACCAAGAGTTTTGGCTTCCTTGATTTTTACGTCAAT